GCACCGGCTCATGGTCGGGGGCGCTGTTGAGATGCGCGGACAGCTCCACGGCATCATAGCCCAGCGCCTTGCCGACGAAATCGGCGCTGTGCTGGGCAATTTGGCAAGCCCCGTCAATGATGTTCTGACGGGCGGCGGTATCAAGGCGGCGGTGATAGCCGCTTGCATACTGCACCTGCATCCCTGCCCAGCCTATATCTTTGATGGTCTGCCGCATAGCCGATTTGTAGTCGGTCATGCCGGTGGACACGCTCAAAATGGCCTTATCTATGGCCTGTTGGTAGGGCACGGATATGGCCGTAGTGTTGGACAGGTTTTGCAGCGCCCCGGAGGTCTGCGCGGCGATGTTGCGCGTATACTGTATGAGCCGCTGATTCTCCTCGCGGGGCAGCGGATGCGCCACCAGCGCGGCTTTGAATCGCGGGTCGGTAAAGTTGTCCTGCAAGGCGGCGTTGTACACAACGACCATCTGCTGCTGTGTCAGCCGGGTTGCGGCTTGGAGCTTGCCGGAAATATCGGCGATGTCTGCACCCATTTCCAGCATGACCGTGTAACGGTGTATGCTGGTGGGGTTCATCTCACCGATTTTCTTTATCTGCGCCGCTATTTTCTGGATGAAATACAGATTGACTTCATCCAGATTCGCAATCATTTTGCGAACGGCGACATCAAGCTCTTTTTGGGTCAGCACGGGTCATCACTCCTCGCCGGGGCCACTCCCGAACGGTGTAGCCGGGTTGTTCCCATCCTGATCGGCACCACCGCCATCATCCGGGGGAACGGTGACATCGCTCTGGTCGGGGTTGGGCTGCTGGATAGCCATAGCGGCCTGCATTTCGCTGACTTTTTCCTGCTGGACTTCCTGCAAGGCCTTTTCGGCCTGTGCGCGGGTTTCGCCAAAGAACCACATACGCATCTCAATTTTGCTCATCATGCCGTTATTGAGCATGAGGATCCGCTGCTGCAACTGGGTTTCGGTATCGGCGATAACGGAATCATCCCAATCGAACGACACCTCATATTCGCCAGCTGGGGCGAGATTGTACAGGTCGGCGTACTTATCCATCGCCCGCACGACCTCGCGCAGCGCACGCTCAAGGGCCTGCTGGTTGTCGGCAATGGTGGTATAGGTACGATTGCGCAGGATAGTCAGCTCAGTGGCCGTGCCTCTGTGTTGGCATCGGAGAGGGTGCCACGGGCGAGGCCGGACTGATCTTCAATCTTCATCAGGATTTGGTTCAGACCGGCCACAAGGGAGCTATCGCGCAGGGTCGGGGCGAAAACATGATATGTTTCATCAGTGCCCAGATCGACCGCTCGGAACAGGCGCTCGTTCAGCTTGGGAGTTTCCATAGCCTTTGCGCCGTTACGCATAACGCCGTCAATGGGCCGCAAGGCCATCGGGTCAACGTCGATAGCCATTTCGCCGCCCTCGAACTCCCACAGCAGGCGGCTGTACTGTGTGTCAGCCTCCTTAATGGTGTCCATGCTCTTAGCGAACACTGCCACGCCCATAGGGGAGATCGGGTCAACAGTGTTTGCCGATGCCACGCGGAACCAGCCAAAAAGCTGCCCGTCTACGTTGTTGACATAGACCACGGGCTTGAGGTCTTTCCACTGCGGTACTTCCGTCAAGGGGATTTCCTTGCCGAGAGCATCGCGGGAACTGGACTTAAAGGCCCGCTGCGTGATTTTGATTCTATCGCCCTCGACGGTGTGCCGTTCAAGGCGGGAGTAGTAGGTCTTGCCCTCCGAGAACATATCACGGAAAACGACATCGGACAGGTCGCTGTCATCGCCGAAAGCAATGGGGTACAAATCCCAATCGGGGGTATAGTCGAAATAGATATGCCCATCACGGACATACGGCTTTATCGTCATACCGCCTGCCGCGCAGCCGATCTCGGTCTTGCTCCGCAGCTGTGTAGCCAGCTTCTCAAACTCCTTGCTCAGAAACTCCGAGCGCGGGTTGGTGATGTCCTCGCCGGTGCTGTCATCCTTGCCCGCTGTGATGCTCCACTTAAATTCAAGCGTGACCTGCCGGGAAATCTCGGACGCGATGAACGCCGGAATGTTGAGGGTTTTGACCTGCTTGCCCTTGTAATTGGGCTTGTCCAGATAGGCCCGGTGCCATGCTTCGAGGGCAATCTGCATCTCCTGCGACAGCGGGGTGTCGATGTTCTCCACCTGCTGAATATTCTGATACGGAATCACTCTGCCTAACACCTGCCTTATCATGATATAGATACTTGAAAAAATAGACATGGGCTGTACCTCACAGGCCGCGCCGTTTCCAGATTGGATTGAGCGCGTACCGCACACTGTCAATGCTGTGGTTATCCTTATCAGGGTATTGCCCGGTCAATTCGTCGTCTTTGGTGCGCTCGTATTCGTATTCGGCAAACTCTCGCGCCGTTTCCGGGCATCGGTTGGGGTCAACGACGATTTTTACCAGCGATTGCAGCCATTTCATGCTGTACCGCACAGAATCCGGCCCCTTTTCAGTGGGGCGGATGGATGCGCCGTAAGCTTTCAAGTCCGCAATGGATTTCGGCTCGGCACTATCTGCAATAATGAGGTCTTGCGATGTTACGTTCTTTTCTTTCTGCAAGCGCTGCCAGAAAACCTCATTCGGGGTTTTGTTGCAGCGCAGTTCATCGAAAATATAGAGCGTCATCTTTGAGGGTCGGTAGCACATCTTGCTCCAATGGTTGGGGTCGGGATACCAGCCCCAGTCGATGCCCTCATAGATGTAATCGAACGATGCAATCTCGGCATCAGTGATTTCGCGTAGCTCAAGGTTGCTGAACACCTCGCCGCCCGTGCCCGTGGGGATGCCCAGATACTCATGCTCATAGGCGCGGGGGTTGGTCTGCCGCAGCAGTTCCGCGTCATCAAAGAACATCTGACCGAGCCATTCGGGCGGCACGGTCAGATAGGTGCTGGAATGAACCAGCCGATCA